TTATATCTGTAATTATATATGGTATGTATGTTCCAGATAAATTATTATATACAAAAATTTTAGTAACTCCTCCTAATGGAGTTGATTGATCATTTCCATTACAATCAGTTTTTGCTATTTTTAAATATTTAGTTCTATAAAAACCAGCAAGAGGACCAGTATTTACTCTTTTGTTAAAAAATAATATTTCTCCATTTTGTGGTGAAGTAACATTATTTAAAAAATTACTTTCAAATATTAAATCTTCAACAGATGAAGTACCATAATAATGTACTTGTCTATAATCAAATGCTTGGGGAGTAGCAGGATAGGCTTCATTTAGAATACCATTAGTAACTACTAAGTTAGATCCACTATACTCACCGTTGTAAAATTCATCTTGTGAATCATGTAATATCAATACTGAACCTGAGATAGTGTTATAAGATTCTATCCAACTTTGGGATGTGTTAGTAACATAATTAAATGGATTTACTACGCCACCAGCTCCACCTTCAAAATGTTCTACTGTTCCTGGTTCGTAATCGTTCCATTGGGGTTTTAAGGTACCTGAAATGTCTAGATCTTCCCACTCCATTTGTGGTTGGGGGTATTTATTTCTTTCAAGTAAATGTTGTTTAATTACAACTCCAGAAGCAAGACTTGTACGTGCAGGTACAAAATCTCTAATCATTTTAAATAATGAATTGTCAAAGAATTTAATTAAACGAATAAAATCAGTTAAATCGTAATTTTTAGTATATTTTTGAAAATATTCATTTCGTAATTGGTCTAATGCAGGATATGATTCTGCTGAGGATGATCTTAATCTTGGATCACCAATAAATTCACCTATATTAAATGAACCTATTTGGTCCATTATGTCTTCATTTATTTCATTTGTAGGTGAAAAGGCCACCTCTAAATAATTAATATTTTGAGTATAACTTTGAGATACATTTGCCATTTGAGATAAAGACATAAATGGCGATAAAGTATTTCCTTCAGGTATTACATTATTTTCTATTCTAATTTTATCAGAAATAGCATTTTTTATACCTGCTATTGGTTGATCATAGAAAAAATATTCTTTATTAGGTATAAAAGTAGGAGTTTGGTTAAAATAAAAATTACTATTAGAGACAAATGATTGAGTTGTAGCCCAAGACCCTGTAATTTTAGGATGAATAGAAATTGATCCAGTATATAATTCTCCACCTAATGAAGCTCTAAATATAAGTTCATCTGGAGATGAATTAAGGGAATTTCCTTCGATTGAATAAGGATTCATAATGTAATCCTTAAATATACTCTCACTTAAAGGAGTATTATAATATCTAATTTCTTGATACGCTCCGTAAAATTCAACAATATCTGCTTTGAATAAATCACCAAATGTAGAAGTTTGAGATGGGGTAATCCAAGTAGATGAATTTTCATTTATTGAAGAAGAAGCATAAAATCCTAAAATGGTATTATTTTCACCTCCATCATATATTTTATTTCCAGCATACAGTTCGAAATCATTTCCATTTCTAGTTACCATTACTGACCACCACCCACCATCAAAAAATGGTAAGTACAAACTAGCTGTTGAATTAGGATAATTAAGATAATCTGGGTATAAAATTAGATTAGCATATTGATAATATGGGTCTATAATTGAACCACTGTATGAACCACTAGAATATCCTGAGCCAGTATAAATTAAATTAAGAGCAACCTCTGAATTTGTGTACCATAAACTTTGAGATAATGGAGTTGTATCTCCAGGAAAGCCTGAGGTTTTAAATCTAAATTTTACAGTTGAAGGTACATTATCTGGGGAATTCCAGTTTAGATTTACATCCCAAGGGCTATAAACATAGTTAGCAACATTATTTTTATATGCATAATTAAATTCATTCTGCCAATAATCCCAATCATTTGAATTTGTTTTATCTTTTCCTCCAAATTCATTAATTCTTAATATAGTATCAGGAATACCATATGAAGTAATTAAAGCGCGTAATCCAGGTAGAGTACCTTTTGTTTTAAGTAGATATGGTATGTTATGATAAATGCGTTTATATAACGATTTATTTACATCATCTAACGGTATATAATCACTAGATGCTGAAATTAAGGTATTAACATATTCAAATCCAGAAGGTGTGGGTAATGATCCTGTTATGTTTGGGAAGGGGAATAAACCTCCCTCAGGTGTAATACCTAAAAATGCTGTGTATAAATCTTCATTTGAAAAATTATTTTGGTAGAGTTTAATTCCAAAATCACGAATAGCATCAGCAATTATGTCTTTTGATATACCATATTCTAAACGATTATCAGCATTATATTTTTCAGTAACGTCCTTATAATATATCCAAATATTATCATAAAATTGTCCTATCATATCAATAAACAATAGGTATTGATCGTTAGTAGGATCTTCTCTTAAATATTCTGGGATAGAAAAATAAAGATTGTTTGGATTATTATCATCAAATACTGATGCTGAAAGTAGCATTCCTCCATAATATGCATTAGTTTCATCGGGGCTTCCAATCCAAGTTAAAACTGTGGGGCTAGTTGAATTAGCTAAAATATATGGTTTTTGGGAATTTATTTTAGGCCAAGACATTGAACCTGTTTCATAATACAAATAATATTCATACCCATCAAAATTAGTTATAATATTATTTATTTTATTTTCATATACAGCAGCACTACTATTAATAGAGGATGAAGAATTTGTTATATTATTTAAAACGGCGATAGAAGAAGAATATTGTTCTATTAACTGTATTTTATAGTAAAAATTTTCTAATCGTGTTTGAGTTGAGCTAAAATGGATAAAATTGTTAAATGAAGTATAGTCTACATTTATATCTAATTCTTTTTCTTCAAGTAAACTATTTAATTGGTTTTGTGAACTTGTTAAGGTTGTTGTTATTAAATCAATATAAGATAATTCTAATGTTGAATTATTTACTTGATCTTTTAAACCAAGATTAAAATTAGGTCCACCAATATTAATAGTGTCAGTAAAAATAATAGGTTCATCTTCAAATATAACTTGGTATGCTATAGGGTCTTCAATTAAAGATACTACCCATAATGTAGAATTTATGTCAAATTGTTCAGGTAAAGCATCATATAATTTAACTAAAATAGTTGGATTAGTAGGATCTTGATTATCTAAAACAATATTATTTGCTATTGAAAGTTGATTTTCACCAAAATTTAAATAAAAATCTAAAAAATAATTACTGTTTTCTCTTTCTTGAATAAATTTATTAGTTTGTTCAATTATATCTAAATTAGATAAAGTAGTACTATCTAAACGAATCTCAGTTCTATCAAATGATATTTCTGATATATAAAGTTGTTCTGGAAAAGAACCTATTTGTTTGTTGAAAAAATTAAAATAAGTAACATATATACCTTGATCAAATCCATTTTCTATTAAAATTTGTTCAGGATCTATTTCAATTTGAGATAATGAATTATTTTGTCCTGAGGATTGTCCATTATTCAATACTGTGTATCTAGAAAAATTATATTCTGAGGTTAATAGATTTTGATTAATATCATAAGTAAAATATTCAATATAGCTATTTTGGGAAAAAACAGTGTTAACTTCAAATGTAGGTATTAAATTTAAATCTTGTCCTTCATATTTTTGTAAAGAAAAATCTTGAGAATCAATTTGAATAATTTCTGCGGCCATTATATTATATTAGAAGATGATATTTGTAGGTCTATATTTTGTTTTTGAGTATCAAGTAATTCAATTCTTAATTGGGCTATTTCATTTTGTAAAGCTTCTATTTCTTCTTGATTAGCTTCAAAACCAATATATTCACTGCTTTTTTTAATTAAAAATTCGTGAGAATTAACTTCTCCTGTTTCTGGGATATCATAAAATAAATCATTATACATGTTAAAAAAATCATTAACTGTTGGTTGTTGATCTAATTGTTGTTGGATTGATTGAACACCCAATTGTTTAAAAGAAGTATCTATAACTTTAGCATAATCTCTTTTATTATATACCTGTTTATTAAAATTGATTTCTTCAGCCATTAGTTAATAACTTTAAAATAATAATCATCATCAAAAATTAATATAGAACCTCCAATTATAGTTTTAATTAGTATTTTATAATATCTTTCAGGTTCTAACCCACTCATATAAATGTCAAAATAATTTCCATTATTATCAGCACTAATTTGAGTATATTGTTCATCGAAGTTAATAATAAATTCATTGGTAGCCAAGTCTTTTACTGCATAGTATGAAGAAGTTGGTAGATAATTTAAATTAGTAAACAGTGATGATGTTTGGTATACTCTAGTAGGGTATAAAGGGCTTACATTTACATAAAATCTATTTACACTATCTGGGGTAAATGATTCTGGGTTTTCAGCTAGGGAAAGTTTTAAATTTGGGGTATTTACTATAGATGAGGATGGGAGTGAAATTGATGTATAATCTCTCCATCTAAATTCTAATTGTGGGGGGTATATCGTATTTGTATCAACACTATAATATTTAAATATAGGTTGAATATATTGGTTAGGATTAAATTCTTGAGAACCTGTTAATTTTACTATAAATCCATAATTTGGAATAGAACTACTAATCCAAGCATTAACTATATTACTTACATTAGCTTCAATATCTTTATTATCACGTAATCCAAAAACTACATCACTAGAGCCACTAAATGGTAATTGTGAAGCTACATATCCTGGAATGACATATCCTACTGCTACATATAAACTTCCTGAAGTATCATAGAACCAGTTTCCACCGACTGAACCAACGTATGAGTTATTAAATGAGCTTGTGTAAAAAACTTGCCCAAAAGTATTTAAATAATATCCTGAGGGGCTCCAAGGTCCTGATCCACTATAGTTGGAATAAGCCCATGATGCTCCATCTTGTTCTTGTGGGTTATCTAAATAATATCCTGTGCCATTATTCCATTGTTGGGCTAGGGGAAGAATTTCTAATTTAGTATTTTGATTAATTCCCTGTGCTTCTGCTATGAAATTTTTAAGATATATGTCGTATTGATTATTACCAATTTTATTATTTTTAATATCTTGGATTTCATCCTGATCAAATTGGACTAGATATCTAGCTACTCCAGGGTTACCATCTATATTAAGCTTATTAGAAACTTCTAATATAGCATCTAATCCTGTGTTCATTAAAGGGTAACTAGAATATAAGGTAGTATCCTGTGTGGGGAATATTTTATAAACGGCCATTTATAATGTTTTATTATAAATATGCAATTATAAAGGAACTACTCTACCTTTTATATCAGTGTTAGGGTATCTTACTTCAAAAATACTAGGGTCTAATGAGGGGTATATTACTTGATTTTGAGTTGCTCCTGTTATATCATACGCATATTGAGAATATCCCGAAGAAGTTCCTGCTTTATTTGTTATAGAAACATTTTTTACTGTTTGAACACCTGCTATTTTATCCAACATTATATATAAATCTTTTAACATTATAGGTTGGTTTAATTGCCATTTACTTATATCAAAGTAACTTTTTAAAGTATTAACACAAGTTAATAAAACTTCATTATTATTAAAATTAGGTAATACTGTTATTTCAAAATCTACAGCTATATTAATAATAAATGCATCTTTAATTTCAATATTATCACCAATCATTCTGTATTGGGACAAATATGTTCTTAAATTATCTTTTAAAGTTTTTCCAGCATAATCTAATTGACCATTAAAATTTTGAGTTAAAACATATAAGTTTAAAGTTTCAATAGTAGAAACTTGATTATCAGTCAATTTAGGTTGTTCAATATATGCTTTAGATACTGAACCGTACTCTGAAGGCATACTTAATGCTCTAATCAAATAATCATCTGCTGTTACTGAGCGTTTTTGGGATGCTATAGTGGCTAATGTGTTTTGGCGGATTTCTTCAATTGTGTCTCCTGCTTTTCCTCCTGATGCTGCTAATGGGTTATTTGGAGATAATGAATTAAACACGTAATTAGCTGTTGTTGAGTTTAAATTTGTATTGTTAAATTGAACATTATTTGGAGAAACATTAGTTAATGTATTTGAATTTACATTAGATGAAACTCCACCTCCAGTTAAATATCTAACAAATAATGTTGTATTTGATGGTGCTATACCATATGTTCCTGTGAATAAAAAGTTTACAGGTGAGTAAGCTACGGTTAATTTATCTTTTATAAAGGGTAATCCAATACCAACATTATTAGCATTTGGAGTTATTTCTTCATCTATACTATCTGGGGAACCAGCTCCAAATTGGAGTTGAATTATATTATTTGATAATACACGAGTAGTAAATCTACGTTGGGCCTTTTTAAGTTTTAATAAATACGGAGCATCTGTTCCACTGTTAGGATCGTTTACGTTAGTATTTTTTATACTATCCAAAATCATTTCTTGTCCTAAATGATCTACTTCATACCATACATTTCCATCAGAATCTATAATATCTAAAATTTTAACAAAATTATTTGCAGTAATGTTTACTGTTGAAAATGGAACAGGGTCTGTAAAATTAAATGTAAGAGAATTAATAGTAGAGGAAATTGCATTTCTACTCTTTTTTAAAAGAAAATATTGAGGTGTATTTCCTGAAATTTGGTAAATAGAAGTTTCTGTAGGATCTTGGGAACTAGAAACAGAAAAATCAATTTTATCTTGAATTAAAAATGAAGTACCATTTTGAGAAGTTACAGTAGTATTTTCCCCAACAGTTAATGCATAATCAAAATCAGGTACTACTTCACCACCTACTGTTTTAGAAGGTAATTGTTGATAAAAATCAACAGTAACTTGAGCAACTGATGATAATTTAGGTTTATATCCAAACATATATGCTAATTCAAATACATTATTTGTTTGTTGAGCATATTGAAGAAAATTTTCTTGAAGTTGATTATCTAAATAAAAACTTAAAACATCTCCAATATATGCTGCTTGTTCCATAAACATCATACCTGGAGATGATGGGGAAAAATCATTATATGTGTTAGGAAAATATGTTTTAGAATATTCGATTAATCGTTGTCTAAAATCAGAAAAATCACGGTTGATATATTTAATATCTCTATTGGTATTAGCCATTGTTAAAGTTGTATTTCTAAAGTATCAGTTATATTAGTATTAATTACTGAGTATTTAAGAGTTACAGTAATTTGGTTTGAATCTTCTTGTCCAGTTACAATTAAATTATTAATTTCAATATTAGGAAAATATATTGTAATTTTATCATTTACGTTTTCTCTAAGAAAATTTAAATTATCTGTTGTAATTTGTTCAAATATAAAAGCACGCAATCCACCTCCAAATGTTGGATTTAATGGTCGCTCCCCAGGATTAGTTAAAAAAAAATTAATTAAATTATTTTTAATAGCCTCTCTTGTTTGATAATTTGATATAAAAACAGCGGAACCATTTAATGGAAGATTTACCCCAACAGCAGCACTTGCATTTAAATCAATTGGATATATTTGTTGAGGATTAAATGCCATTATTTAGTATTTAATAAATTCATAATTTGATCCATTCCTACTTCACCTGCACCTAGATTTCCGTTTATAGGGTCACTTACTTGGGGTCTAAAGGGTTGTATATCATTTGATGTAAAACTTAAAGCTGTTTCTCCTAACACATCCATGTACTTTGATCTTAGATCCATTGTAGGTTGAGTAAAGGTTGGTTCTGGGGTGCGTGTAGGTGGAGTGTATGATTCTCTAACTACTTGTTTTGGTGATTTAACAGCTTCAAGTAAAATTTCTTTCAATTCTTCTTGAATTGCTTCTCGTACTGCTTCTTTAATTAGTTTTTTTAATCCGTCGGTTTTCATATGATTATAAATATAAGGTTATTCTGCTTTTAAATTATTTTGTTGTATGTAAAATACTAGTTCATCTATTAATATCTGATCAATTGATGAAAAAGACCACTCTCCTTTTAACATGACTACACCTTGTTTATTTTGAGCAATAGCTCTTCTACGTTTTAATGAATTTGTTGTAATCTCAGTTTCAACATCCATTTTAAATCCGTTTACATTTGTGATTACTGGGGTATCTTGGGATTGATCTTGGGTTAGTGAGATTAAATCACGAGAAACTGTTTCTTGGGTTAATTCAGTATTAGGAGAACATTGTTGAATTAAAGTATCAAGTAAAGATAAATACTGTAGTAATTGAGCTAAAGTTTGCCTAATTATAACTAATATAGTTAATAATCCAGTATTTGCTGTTTTTAATTTAGTTATAGTTTTACTAATTGTATCTTTACCATCTTGTACTCCTAATATAGCGTTTAAAGGAAGACCTACTCCTGGGGGGACAGATGAAGGGAGTGGGAGATTTTTTAAAATTTTAAATGCTATGTCAAGAGTAACTATTACACCTTCAGTTATTCCTAAAATTTTAGTAGCATTATCTATAATTTTTAAAGAATTGTTTATTTGTTTTACTAATTTATTTTTACGAGAAATTAAATTTGATAATTCTGTGTTAGTAGGACATGAAATTTTATCTTTTAGATCTGATATTTTGGTTTTTCCTTGGTTTATTAATTGGGAGGGTTTTGTAATTCCAAACTGGGATATTAAAGTTATAGCTAATGGTAGTGCTGTTTGTTTAAGATTTATAACTAAATCTGTAAGTTTCTTTTGGGCAAAGTATTCAGGTGTCTTTTTTGAGTTAGATAATTTACTTATTTGGTCTGGGTTTAATTGGGATGCCTCTATTTTATCTGCTTCAGTAGCAGTTTGGATAGGGATCATTTGAATAACACCTAAATCTTCTTTTATAGTACCATCTCCTTTAATTAATGGTTTTTCTAAACTTGCAAACCCAGGGGCGGTAATTATTGCTGTAGGAATAGATGGGGAAGGTGAAATTGAAGAAGTTAAAGATTGAGTTATATCTATTATTTCATTATTAATAGATGGAGGAAATTGGAGTGTAATTTCTCCATTATTATTAGAAATACTTTCTGTAACTGGAGTAGGAGGAGAAGGAGATGTTTGGCTCATAATAAATTTGTATTCTGAGGGATAATTTGGGGATTAAGTATAGGGGCTTTAGGTAAAGGTTCTTGTATCTTAACAATTACTCCTTTTATAGGTTCATTAGTAGCCCCAGAAACTATTGTTCCTTGAGTTTTTACAATTACATCAGAAATTTTAGTTTTATTTAATATTCCTAACCAAATGTTATAATATTGGTTAATATTAGCAAGACCTTTTAATCCAGCATTTACTGTTTTTCTTGCTTTTGTTAGATCACCATTTTTAGCATATCCAAAAGTAGAATCCTTTTTTCCAGGAAGTATTCTTGACATGTATTCAATAGCTACATTATAGCTATTATTTTCTTCTAATGCTAAATCACCATTGTTTACAAGATCTACACCAATAATATCTCCAAAATATTCATAATTACCTTTACCAGTTAATTGAATTAATCCTCTTCCAAAATAAGGTAATCCTTTTGAATCCACCCCTAAGGTATAATAATTTACTTTCCCCCCAGTAAGACTACGATAATAGTTAAGAGCTTTTTGACATGGACCACTAGCACCATATGGAGTTCCAGGTTTAACACAGACAAAATCAGCTTCCCATCTTTGTAAAGAATAAAAACTTTCTTCTGCGGCTGTTCCTAATAAATAAGCAACTTCTCTTATATCGTTTATTCGTGTATCAACTTGAACATTTTCTAAAACAAGACGTAAAGAACCACTAAAAATAAGTTTTTCAGGAGGTGATTTGGTTTTATAATGATCTTCAATTAACATCATTGCTTCATCTACATTAAATTTTACTGGCATAGGGAAAAATTATATGGTTTTTACAAAGTTAGATTTAATAGTATCTATCTGTTGTAAGATTTTATTTAAATTATTTGAAGCAATAGTAGCTGTTGTATTCATTACAGCATCGGGGGTAGGTACTCCTTGGGGGTATATTTGGGAGGATTGTAAAGCAGTTGAAATGTTAAGTAATTCATTTATTACTATTTTTAACAATTGTACAGTATCATCTCCTTTTAAAACTGGTTGGGTAGCATTTTTATTTCCTAATTTAATATTTCTTCCATCAATATAAACTTCTTTAGCTTCTAAATTAATACTTCCATTTGAAGATAACCCAATGGAGGTTTGTCCACTTATTAAAACACTATCAGATTTTGCATTTAAAACTATTCTATCTGAATTGAATATTATTTGTGGGTGGGTAAAAGATGAAGGTGAGATTGGTGGGGTAGTATAGGAAACAAAATTTTCATTTGCTATACTAAATGGTAATCTTTGATAAGATGTTAAATAAATTGAAGATAAATCTTTATTTAAATTTTCAGTAATAGGTTCAGCACCAAAATCTCCAGAATTTGGATTTTGACCATTTCGTATAACCATTATTGGGTCTCCATTGTTTCCAGCAGCTGACCAATTATTAACATATTTACTTTTTGATTTTGCTGTAGAGCCTAATCGGATACTATTTCCCCATCTTCCCTCATATATTATATCTCCAGCAAAAGGCATTAAAGGATGAATGTTTCCTTTTTCAACAAAAGTTGCTTGACTAGGATTAGTTTTACTATTTAAATTAAGTTCTGTAGGTTGATTATCAACTATATTAGTTGCACCTGATTCAGCCTGAGAATAGGTTACTGTTTGAGATGGAGGAGTTGGGTTAAGAGTAGATGAAGGGTAAGGATTAGAATTTGGGGATAATATTCCAAATAATGAAATAGGTTGGGGATCATATACCCAAGACCCTCCTGTAGAATTAGGACCTATAATTTGATAAACATAAACATATTCATTTATTAAAGGTAAATTCTTTTTATCTGGATATGCAGGGATTGCTATGTAAACTCTAGTTCTAACTGAAGAATTAACTGAAACTGCTTCTGCTGTGATTTGGCCTATTTGGATTAAACCTATATTTGGGTTATAATTAGGGTGATTTTCATCTAAAATTATATCTATGATCCTAACTAATACTTTTCCTCCTTTAGAGGAAGGTGAAGATGGGGCACTAGGTTTATTTCCTAGGGCCCTATTAGTCATTGCAGGGAAACCAAACTTATGTGACATTAACCTTTAGGATTAAATTTTTGCACTTCAGATAATAATTGTGCTTTTTCTTCTTCAGTCATTCCAAATCCTTCTTCTTCAGATTTGTTTGAAGCTAAAGCACGTTGAACAATAGTAGCCATTTTAACTAATTGTTCATCATTTTTAATTCCTAATTCCATATATTCTTTAATTAATGGAACTATTAAAGTAGCATCACCTATATCATTAATAAGTGGTTTTAATTCACCTATTAAAGCAGTGATTTGAACTTCTTTTTTCTTTTGATTGTCGTAAATTTCTTTTAGTAAGTCAGAAAATTTTTTCTTACCAAATATGTTGGATTCTAGATTACTCATATTGTTGTTTTTTGAGTATAAATATGAGGATGTACAAAGATTACAAGTTTATATATCCATTTTCTAAATAAAACACGTAATGTTTTTTAAATATATCGTAAAGAGTGTTTGCTATTTTTGTAATTTTAGGTGTCTTAGCTTCAGGAACCATTTCATGAATGTAAATGTATAAAGCTTTTTTATTAAAAATATCTATTTGATCTCTTTTTCTAAATAATTCTAAAACAGCATCTGCAATTTTAGCATCGTTTTCTTTTGGGAAAAAATTATATAAATTTAAAGTAACATAATTTGTATAATTATCTATAAAATATGAAAGTTTATCTACTTCACTTGATGATTCTAACGTATAAGAATAAGAATCATCTTTAGATAATTCATCTACTGAGGTTTTACTTATTTTAGATTTATAATTTTTATCATTATATAATATACACCATCGTTTAACTATTGTACCAAAATAAGAATATGCTTTTGCTCCATTACTTGGATTAAATAGATGAATTTTAGAAAGTAAAAATACTATAATTTCATGTTGTAAATGTTCTAAATTTTCTACCTCGGTGTGATAAAACTTAAAAGTATGAATTATGTTTTGGGTAAGTTTAAAAAAAGCGTAATGTATTTTTTCCTCGTAAATTTTACTTCTTAATTCTGAATCAAGGGTATTATTATATAATACTATTGCGTCTTCAGTCTCTTGGGTAAAGTAATTTTTACTCTTAGGTTTTCTAGTCACTTTTTTATTTGAATTTTCTAAGATTAAACTCATTAAGTATATTTTGGATTTCTAATATTGATTTAAAAATAACACCTACGTCGTCATCTTTTTCAAAAATACCTGCGCGGTCTACTTCTTTAAGTTTTTTCTCTGAAATTTCAATTACACGAGATATTCCATCTAAATAATTTAAATACCCCATTAATATATCTTCTGATTTTTCTTGTTTTTTCATCAAATTTAAAGTCGTGAATCCTAGGACCACGACTAAAACAGATAAAATACATGTTATAACTATTAATGCTATCATATATTATCTAATAAATTTTTTAAACTATCACTTTTAAATGAACCTAATGCTTTTTCCTTTGTTGAGGTTTTTTTAGACATGTTTGGTTTATTCCCTAATGTAAAATTTCCCTTTCCGGCATCCACGGACTTCTTACCTTCTTTTAATTTAGGTAACCATTCACGTTCAAACTCGATACGTGCTGCCATTAAATCTGCCTGATGTAGTATAAAAGGAAGTGATGTTCTTGGTTTTTGTTCTGGCATAAAATTTAAAAGATATTTTTTATTTGCTTCATCATATAAACCATCATGGGTCTGAATAGTAACCATTTCATTAAATGTATACTGAATACCATGGGATTGAAGCATAAATAAACCTCTATCAGGTACTGAAGAAAATGGGACTTTAGTATTAAACATATAATCTTCTCCAAGTTTATCTTTACGCCATTGATCAGTTTGAGGGATGTATGATTCTTCTTCTTCATCACCCATTTTGCCTAAATCATGGTTTAAAGCTGAAAATACAAGTTCTTCAAGAGTAAAAGTATCCATATCAGCTCCTTCACTTTTCCATAAATCATATTGTTTTAAAGCACATCGAATAACGCGTAAAACATGTTCTACATACCCTCCAGGGAAAGCATTATGGTATTCTTTTTTATGCGCAGCAGGCATTACTATTAAACGCTCAGCATACTTTTCATAAAATTCTCTAAGTTTTTCTTTACGTGGATCAGAAATATACTTGTCAATATAAGCAAGTAATTCAACCCAATTATTTTGGATTTGTTCGGCTGTTAGATTCATAACTTTTATTTATTTATTAATTTTCTCTTTCAATTATAGATTGAGTATCATCTCTCATTTCCTCAATTTCTTTTAAAATTTCTCTTGCTGCTTCAACATTTCTCTCATTTAAAGCACTTCTTAAACGTTTTAAACGGTTCTCAATAGACTCCATCCGTCTTAATACTAATTCTTTATTTTTCATTTTTATTTATTTACTTATTTTATTATAACATTTTATATTATAAACATTTTTAAATTAAAATATAATTAAAGGTAATAACTTTCCTTTAGGGAATCAAGCATCTTTAAAAGAAGCTTTAAGAATTTCTTTCTCTACAAACTTCTGAATTTTAACTAGCGAGGCACATTTTTCATATTCCTCTATACTTTCAAAGTACTGTATACTCGATTTTATACAAAATAACATTTCAGGTGTAGCATTATATTGTAAAGCCTCTTTCCAAGCTTTTTTTCTTACATTACATTCACTTATCCAAAACCAAGCTCTATTAAACATCATAAAATCCCCAGCTTCATCTACACCTGCTATATCTAAATCTTTATCAGCTTTAGAAAAAAATCCTACAATTTGTTTTTTAAAACTCATTCCATTCAGAATCATTTTAGTAAACATTCCAATTCTAAAATGTGGAGTTTCCTTAAACTCTTCAAGATCCCTTTTGGTTTTCTTTTCTAGCTTGCTTTCATCATCAAACCCAAATAATGCAAATATTCCCCCTAATCCCATATGCCTATATGTATATACAATTACTTAATTAAATACGCGCGTTAATTCGTTGATTTTAAATGGTTAATTTTTGATTCTAAATCACCCAATTCTTTTTCCAATGTTAAAATTGATTTTTTTAATTCATCATATGCTTTTATAGGATTCAAAAAATCCGGATTTGCAGGATGATATTGCCATACTTCGTCAAGCATTATATTATAACCTATCAATTCATTTTGAATATTAGATATTTTTTCTCCTAATTGATCTAGTTCCATGGCTACAATTTGTTTATACATATTTTCCTCCTATCTGTTCTATAACTTGTTTAGCTTCTTCCAACGACACTCTAAAAAATTCTTTTTGAGTGTTAACTCTTTGTTTTTTAAAGTACTTGTGAACTTCCTGTTCAATTTTTTCTCCTTTAAAGCACTTGTAAGCCCATTCAACTTCAAATCCTAAAGGTATTCCTGTTCCACGTGAAATTTGATGTGCCCTTGAAAAAGGATCTTTTGCAGTATAACCTATTTTAACCATATCGGGCATCGCAAGATTTGACAAGATATAAACCCATTCATCACCCTCGCGGCCAACGTATAGACCTCGTTTTTTACCCGTGTAATACGTTATTTCGTCCCATTCGTCTTGTCCTTTTTCCACGGTAAAGTATGCTGCAGGATTATTAGAGTAATCTTCAGATACAGGAATAAATTTTTTAGCTTCTTCATTTGTGATACGTTCCATTTTTCATAACCTTTATTTACATTTAAATCAATTAGTAATACAAATTACTACTTTTTAAAATCTAGCTTTAGCACCCGAACCTTTATACCAAGGTAAACCTTCTCTTTCCTTTAAAATTTTACTATATTGTGCCTCCGTATATTTAATTCCATTCAAATAATACTCGCGTTTTTTCATATTCCCCTCAGGAATTAAAGCGGGA